TTCAACCGAATATCGAAAAAGAGCAACAAACCCCGAAAATCCAGTATTTTCGGGGTTTTCTTTATATTCTGAAAATCTATCAGACACCATCAAAACACACGAAAATGTTCCGGTAATTAACAGGTAACACACAGGTAACTAACACGAAAACAGGTGTCTTGTGCAATACTTTTGAAATCTTGTGCAAGACACATTTTTGCATGAAAAAAGGGCGATTCAATCACCCTTTTCTTTGCAGTATTCAATGATACATGACCGGACATCTTTTTTCGTCCGGCAGTGACAGGAATGACCGTCCTTGAATATGATGTCATATCCGTCGTGCATGTTTCCAGTGATTCCGGAAATCATTTCCCTGTTCTTTTCTGCGACCTGCATCGTGTCGAACATTCCGCACTGGTCTTTTCTGACAAGGTCTTGAATGTATGCGTTGATAGACATTCCCTTGTCTGCTGCGAGCGTCCGGATAATATCTTTCATTCCTTTAGGAACTGCGAGGTTTATTCGTTCATAATGCTCTTTATAAAAATTATTCTTGTATTCTGTTCTGTTCATGACATTGCCCTCCATCAAATCAAATTGATTGCCTCAAGTTTGGTCGGGAGTTCAATGTGGGTGTAGACGTTTTCGGTCACACCCTGTCCTTTATGCCCGACAATTTTCTTGATGAATCTCTCGTCAACTTTCTTTTCGGTGAGGAGAGAGATGCAGGTGTGTCTTGTATCATGCGGGCGGTGTCCGTCATAGACAGGTTCTTTTTTTGTTTCATCAATGATAAATTTCCCGAAACCGAACTCAAGCATCAGAGGAATCCAGTAGGAATCATAATAATTCCGGTACTGAAAAGGTTCGTCGTCGGGTGTACAAATCAGATGGTCACATTTCCGGTTCATCCAGTATTCAAAGAACGGTACAATCTTTTCGGCAATGGGAACTTCTCTGATTCCTGCCTCTGTTTTGGATTCTTTCACATAGAACCATCGTTCATCAAGATGGATGTCCTTTTTCTCAAGGTCGAGGAGTTCCCCGATACGGACACCGGAATAAATCATAATAAGAATGACGGTTACATATATGTTTGAATCCTTGCATTTCCACAGAATAGAAATCTCTTTCTTTGAAAAAGGTTTCCGGTTGTATGCGTTCGGATTTCCAGCCTTGCCTATATCGACGTATCTGACCATGTCTCTTTTATCTTGAGACACAATCTCGTGAATGACAGCATAGTCATACATGAGACCCCACAGGATTTTCAAGGTTTTAAGTGTGGGAGTATTTTTGCCGGAGCTATCGACGACACCTTGCAGGTGATCCAGTTTGATGTCAACAAATCTCATTTTCCACAGGGGTTTCGATGTGTTAAAAGCAGCCTTGTAACCATTCGTGTCCTTGATTTTTTCAAAATGGATTTCCGACCAATTCTCATATACTTCCTCGAAAGTAATGGTTGCATGGTGCAAATCAAAGGGGTCTTTGTTATATTCCGCTAATGCGGTGAGAGCCTCTTTGCGTGTCGGGTAATATCCGACGGTTATATATAATTGTTTTGATTTTCCGGTTATAGGGTCAATTTCCCACCCTTTTGTCTTTTTTGCTACATAGGGATTTCGTCGGTTTCCGGATAATTTATAGACCGACCCGAACCCGTTCGGTAGTTTCATTCAATCACCATCCTAAAAAAGAGTATAAAAAATAAAACCAATGCAAAAAGCACGGTTTTATGATAGAATGGTGTTTGCAGGATTCATCTATCAAAATGCTTTTTGCAGGGCATGAGATAAGAGATTCCACAAAGGCGATTCGTGTTGCAGCACGGGTCGTCTTTTTATGTGCAAATCTATTTTTCAGAGCGTTCTTTCACAATTTTCCGATACTTGCGACCGATGGCAAAACAGCCGACACCCAACAGGATGGCAGCAACACCGCCAACAGGAACAGCAAGCAGCAGGAGCAATCCCAAAAGCACAAGCACAACAGCGAGAACCATGAGGATAATTCCGCAGACATTATATGTCCGGTCGGAATATTCCTTTTTCACTGGAGCAGGTGCGTCATAGGATGCGGATGTGTGTCCGTTTCCGGATGATGCACTTTTCATCACATCAGAGACCCCGACGGTCGTTCGACTATACACTGCATTATAAGCAGCCTTTTTCGGGTCATTCACAATCCCCATTCCCTTTTTACCATAAAGAGGATTCACAGCCTTTTTGACCTGCCTCTTTACTTTTCCGGTAGTCCTTGCCTTTATGCTCTTTTTGACATTCGGTTTTCTGACACCGTATTTCATGCAAAACACCTCCATTCTTTAGAACAAACCTATCACCTTGTACACTTTTCCTTGCGAAAGGAGGTGAGCAGGATGAAAGTTTTGTTATGGGAAACGAGAACCTCAAAAGGGTTCACGTTGATGGAGTTGGCGAAGAAATCCGGAATCGGAAAATCGACGCTCAACAACATCGAAAACGGTAAGGTGTCACCGACATTGTTTCAACTCGAAACGATAGCGATTGCACTGGAGGTCAAAATCACCGACCTGTTTGAATCCGAATACAAATAATTGTATCACATGACATGTTCCGTGAGCGGGAACAGGAGACGATTTCCACAATTATGGAAATGAACTCCGATATTTCCACAATCATGGAAATATGTGATATGATGTGTTTCGGAAAGGGGTGGTGTTCCCTTGCATTACAAAGAGACTATCATTGAGTTAGTCGGTAAGATACAAAGCGAAAAAGTCCTCAAGAGGATATATAAATTCGTTTTATATCTGTACACCCACGAGACTGGCAGTTGAAAAAGACTGTCAGTCTTTTTTATTATCCGCTCTCAAAGAAATGTAATAATCAACAAGTCTGTCAAATGCCTCAATGTCAGCGTCAGAGGCATACAAGAGAGTTTTTATCATATTTTTGCGAGATTCATTCTCACCCGCCATGATGCGGTCAATTCTTTCAAAAAAGTCGTCGTCGGATTCGACGAACATCTCTCCCTCTCCAGTAGTCAGCCACATATAATCAACACCGAACTCTCGACAAATAGATTTGATATTTGCATCAGTCAGAGAGTTTTTTCCGCTTTCAATAAGACTGACAGCACTCTTTTTCAAACCAATTCTCTCACCGAATTTTTCCATTGTAAGATTGACTTTTTCAGACTTGCGAATTTCCTTGACACGTTCACCTTGCGTCATCAGTTTCACCTCCCTCCGATGTATCTGTGTAATAAGGATAGCACCGGAAGAACAGAAAATCAATAAAAAGTTTATTGAACAAACAAAAAGGTGTTGACAAAGTTTATTTAACAAAGTATGATGTTTACAGAACAAACAAAAAGGAGGAGAAACAAGTGAATATTTTAGCAGAGGTCACAATCGACGAGACTGGAATCATCAAGCAGATGGACGCAGTCAAAGAGGCAGCAGACAAATTCGAGGACGAGGCATTGAAATTGAGGGGGATGTTAGCACAAATAAAAGCCATTGCAAAAGTTGAAAAAGAAAAGGCAGAGGAGAAATAAACTCCTCTGCACAATTCAAGATTTTTTCGTAGCGTACAAACACATACGAACAATCAAGTCTCCGGTCGGAGTGTCAAGGATTTTGCGAAACTCCTCAATTTCAGATTCATCCACATACGAATCTTGCAAAGACCGAAGAAATTGAGATTTGAAATCATTTAATTCGAGACTTGCCATGTTTTCACCTCCTGTCATTTGGGAATGGTCGCACATTTATTATATGGCGGGAGGTGCAGCAGGGCAAGAAAGAACAGGAGGAACAAGATGGAAAACATAAAAGTGAACAGCATATCAGAGGCATGGAGGACAGCAGCAAGAATTTTCCCGACAGATTATGAAAAGAATGAGGACAGCAGCAAACGGGCGGGTTATCCAATATATGAGACAACATCGACAGACGAGCGTTTCTCCGGATTTCACATTTCAGACCTCAACACAAGGTTAGAGGTAAACATGGGAAACGAAACGGTGACGATTTGGATTGAGGAGGACGCATTTGAAATCGTGGTCAAAGGATTAACAGAGGATGAAAAAGAGAGCCTCAAAGAAGTGGTTGACAAAGAAATTCGCAGAATCAAATACCGGAGACATAAGGCAGAAACCTCAAATCTCCGGTATGTGATAGACCTAAATTCATAACAAAATAAAAGCCGAAACGGGGCAGCAGTCGCCCCGTCAGCGTCCGGATGGCGACCGACGCTCTGACGATGGCAAGCCGAAAGACAGCGTCGGAATACCGTGAGAAACATGGCAGCGGGTGAACTTGCTAAAAGGTTCATAGTTGGATGACAGGTTTTCGGTGACTTTTTAAGGCGAAAAGACACAACACGGTAAATTCAGCCGGAACAGAGGCGAGGTCATGAACAGACCGAGAGAGCCTCCACAGGAGGAAACAGGATGCAGGAAATGAAATATTTCAACGAGGGAAATGATTGCGACATCTGCAAAAACCAACTCATGACAGGACGAGACGGAACGGTCGAGGATTGCCGGAGGAGACAGAATGGGTTGTCATGCAGATTCGAGGAGCGTGACATTCGGACATGTCCGGTGTGCGAACATGAGGTTGATCGTGAGGATATGTATTTCACAAAGGATTGTCATGGAATCCCGTTCAGACTGGTGTGTGACAGATGCTATCAGAGAATCATGTCAAAAGGATATGACGGGGAATATTACACAGAGGCAGACGAACAGATTGAGGACGACTATTGAGAGCCGAAACGGGCAGCAGTCGCCCGTCTGTGTGGGATGACCGCCCACGCATTGACAAGGCAGGTCAGAACAGGAGGTCAGACGGATGGAAGTCGGACGCATATTGCCAACAGAGGCAGCAGTCATATTGAATGTATCACCGCAATTCATCCGAATAGCGATGCAGCAAGGGAAACTCCCTATCGGAACAGCGGTGCAGATGTCATCAATATGGACTTATCACATTTCGGAGAAACTGCTTGCAGATTATTCCGGAAAAGACATACAGGCAGAACTTGAGAGAATCAGAGGAAAGAGAGGAGCGTGACATATATGTCAAAGGACGAGAGAAAAGAAATGATTGAGAATATCGCAGAGCGGTTCACACAGATGGACGACGTTGACAAGTCCTATATTGCCGGATATATGGCAGGAAAGCAGGAGGAACGTCAGAAGTGGGAGCAGCAGGGAAAGACAGCGGTTGCAACAGCATGAGGAGGGCGAGATGGAACGACTGGAGAAAAATGCAATAGAAATATTGCACATGATGTGTGAAAGAAGTGAGTGCATTATCTGCGACAGCGGAGGAAAAGACAGCAGTGTTCTAAAGCACATAGCGTTGCAAGCGAAAGAAAAATATGGGTTGCAATTCAGAGTTCGTCATAATCACACAACAGTGGATGCACCGGAAACGGTCTATTTTGTTCGGGAAGAAAAACGAAAGTTTGAACAGATGGGGATTCCGTATGAAATTCATTATCCAAAAGAGAGCATGTGGCAGTTGATCGTGAGGCATGTCACACCGCCGACACGCTTGATGCGATATTGCTGTGTAGACCTTAAAGAGAACACTGGAGAGCTGGGGGAGAGAATCGTCACAGGTGTAAGAAAAGCAGAAAGCAATAATCGAAAAAACAATCAAGGTGCAATTACAATCCCAAAACCTAAAAAAGATTTATTAAAAGAGGCAGAAAAAGACGACAATTTTCTGTCAACGAACAAGGGCGGGGTGATTGTGATGAACCTCGACAATGCAGAAACGAGGAGAACCGTTGAAAACTGTTTCAGAACGCACAAGGTCATTATAAATCCGCTGATAGACTGGGATGATGAATTTCTGTGGTGGTATATAAAGAAAAATGCAATTTGTCTAAATCCACTATACGGATGCGGAAATTGCAGGGTTGGTTGTATCGGCTGCCCGATGGCAGGAGATAAGAGATGGAGCGAATTTGAACGTTATCCAAAATACAAAGAGGCATATATCAGAGCATTTGACAAGATGCTGATTGAACGAGAAAAAAGAGGCTTAAAGAATTGTAATAAGTGGTCAACAGGTCTGAAAGTGTTTAAGTGGTGGATGGAAGATGACAACATGGACGGTCAACTTGCGTTCGATATGGAGGGGGCGATTTACGAGGAATACACCTAAAAAATGAATATGCAGAGCATGAGAAAAAAGAGCAAAAAGAAAGGAGACCGTTGCAGCGGTCTCCCGTTTAGCAGTCTGTGTCAGACGCTTAAAACCTAAAAATATTATAGCAAATCTGACACCATATTGCAAGCATGAAAAAGCGGGAAAACCCCGTGATTCAAAGGGTTTCAGACCCTTTTGACGACCTTGTGATGGATAGTAACAAGTCGTTGAAAAGTATATATAAGGGCAGCAGGAGGAACGGTGTCAGAATGGCAAAGAGAAAGAAAGGGATGACGTTCATCCCGTATGACTATGAGGCAGCATACAACAAGAGCCTTGAGGATATGCACGAGTTCTTTGTTGAGCAGATGTTCAAGCAAGGGAAAAAGGTTGTATATGCACTCAAGGAGATACGAGCAGGAGACCAGTTCGAGGTTGAGATATATCCACAGTTCAAGAAAATGGATGAAGTACCTCCGGAGGGTCGGAGTATCAAAAAGGACAATGACAAGGCTCAAAGGAATCTGAATGACAAGAACGCAAGGAAATATGTGGAGCGTCTTATCAATGAGAATTTCACGGACAGGGATTTATGGCTCACGTTTACATACGACAATGAGCACCTCCCTCCGGACGGAGACATCGACGCAGCAATCAAGAACGTGCAGAAATTCATCCGACGGGTGAATTATCAGAGAAAGAAAAGGGGTCTCCCGAACGCAAGATATGTCTATGTGACCGCCTACAATCCGACAGAGGAAATCCGGTGGCATCATCACATTGTCATGGATGGCGACATGGACATGGATGTGGTTGAGGGATGTTGGAAACAGAGCAGCAGGAACGAGGTTCGGAGGCTGCAAAAGGACGAGAACGGTTTGACAGGAATGGCAAAGTATATCGTCGAGGAAAAGAACAGGGTGAAATCGGAGAAACGGTGGAACTCCTCACAGGGATTGAGAGACCCCGACATCAAGGTGGTTCATTCCAAGAGACCGACAGCAAAAGCCGGAGGATATAAGAAAATCGGAACATACGTCGAGACCATGAGAAAAGGACACGAGCAGGTTCGTGAGCAGATGTTGAAATGGTATCCGGATTTTGATTTCACGGATGCGGGAATCTATTACAACGATTTCAACTCAATGTTCTACATACGGGCGAGAATGAGGAAACGGAGGCAGCAATGAAAGCAAAAAGAAAGAGAAGAATGAGCAGGAGGAGACGGGAATGGACATATATTGCGGTGATGGTATTACTGGCGATCGCTGTGAGCATAGGTCTGACACGCTCTGTCATGCGAGATGACAAGGAATTTGAGGAGTTTGAGCAGCAGTCACAGGAGTTCGATGCACGGATGCAGAGGATTGACGAGAAAAGAGAGGCATCCGGACAAAATGCAATGCTTGAGCAGGTGCGAACATGGCAGCAGGAGCAGGACACAGAACCGGACAAGTATGCAGTATTTGACACCATGTCGGCAGACTGGGGAGGCGAGGAGGATGGATTCGTGCTCTATGAGATACCGGAGGAATACAGTCGGACAGGTGGCTATTTTCCGGAAAAGATGCAGGTATATACATATTGCGTCTGCAAGCAGTACGGGGTCAGATATGACCTTGTGGTCGCTCTGATTGAGAAAGAATCCGGATATAAATTCGACAAGGTTGGTGATGATGGTCATTCTATCGGGTACATGCAGATATATGAGGAGTGCCACAGAGACAGGATGGAGCGTCTGAACGTCACAGACCTCACGAACCCATATCAGAACGTACTCGTCGGGATTGATTACCTGTCGGAACTGATTGAGCGATACGGAACGATTCAAGATGCACTTGCAGCGTATAACTACGGGGAGCAGGGAGCAAAACAACATCTATGGAAAAACGGAATCTATGTGTATGAGTACAATCAGACCATCATGAGCCGGATGAAAGAAATCGAGGAGGAACTGGAGCAAGATGCAGGTGATTGAGAGGATTCTGCACATGTTGAGGGTCAAGGATTGCAGACATGTGTGTCTGTTCTGCGAATATTATGACATGTGCAAGCAGGAGATAGGCAGCAGGAAAGAGGTGAAAGAGAATGAACATGAGATATGCAATGAGAAGTGAGGACACGGAGCAAATCAATGTCGTGTCATGGGCGAACTGGAACATGAACCGCTATCCGGAATTGAAATGGCTGCACCATGTACCGAACGGAGGCAGCAGGAACAAGCAGGAGGCGGTCAAACTCAAACAGATGGGTGTCAAGGCGGGTGTATCTGATTTATGCCTCCCGTACCCGAAAGGACTTTACTGCGGACTGTACATCGAGATGAAATTCGGTGATAACAGGCAACAGGAGACACAAAAAGAGTTTCTTGCAGATATGGCAACAGCAGGACATTTTGTCGCAACCTGCTATTCAGCAGAGGAGGCGGTCAAAGTCCTTGAGGAATATCTGAATCTTTCAGACAGGAAACACATGGAGAGAAATCGGACAATGAGCATCCCGAACAACAGCATCCTCAAGAATGGGGAAATCAAAGAGAGCAAATCGAGAAAGAAATGAGGAGGCGCAGCAGGATGACGGTCAAGGATGTTATGACGTTGCTTGAAAGTCCAGACAGGGTTCGGGTCATCAAGGACGGTGAGGAGATATACAACCAGTATTTCGCAAACATGGAGGTTGACAAGGACATCGTCGCACGGATAGGAGATGCAGAGGTCAAGAGGTTCAGAGCAGTTCCGGAAATTCGACACAAGAGATGGAGAGAATTAAATCTAATGCAGCCACTAAAGCCGGAAGAAACACCGGACTATTCTTTCAGAGATTTGCAGATGTGCATATATCACACAATCACAATATAGCGGGGGAGGTGAGGACATGAGGAAAATCATCATCGTGGCAGCAGTCGTCGTCATAGCACTGGCAGCAGGGTTCACATACACGCTCTACAAGGTGGGTGAGGAGATGCACATGCACCGCTGCGGATGGAGACAGACGGACGACAGAAGTTTCATGTAACAGATAACAAGAGGATAACAGGAGGAACAGAAAAATGAGAATTATTGCAGTTATGTCACCGAAAGGCGGAATCGGAAAGACAACGACATCGGATGCAATCGCCTACATGTTGGGAGAGGAGCAGGAGAAACGTGTTCTCATTCTCGATGGAGACCCGCAGGGCGATACATCCAAGACATTTGAGACATACGAGCCGGAGGGAACAGGAATGAGTGAACTGCTTGAGCGTCATGTGAGCGTGGGCGGGTCATACCGGACAACGGACTTGATAAGACCCACACAGTACAGTCACATTGACATCATTCCTGCAAACGGGTATCTCATGCAGACGGACATGAAACTGCTGCTCAAGCAGGAGGCAAACCAAGTCACGAGGCTGCGGGATGCACTGGAGGAAATATCCGAGGCATACGACTATTGCATTTGTGATTGCGGTCGTCTGCTTGATATGGTGGTCATCAACATTTTACTGGCAGCAGAACTCGTCATTGCACCCGTAAAGGTCGGAGGATATGAAAACGAGGCGATTCACAATTTGCAGGAGCAGGTTGACGACCTGCGGGAAATCAATCCGGAACTCCGAATCAAAGGTCTTGTGACCATGAGACAGAAAAACAAGACATCACTGGATTTCGAGGAGTGGATGAAAACCAGTTCCGGATTTGACATGTTCGCCACACCGATCCGTCGGTCGATTGTAGCGGAAAAGGCATCCATGAGAATGGCAGTCCTCCCGCAGTTTTCAAAGAACTGCATCGTGTCACAGGACTATCGCAATGTGGTTCATGAATTACTCAAGGAACTGGAGGGATAGACATGGGAAATATTATCAACACAGCACAGTGTCGATTTTGCGGACAGATGGTGCAGATTGACAGCGAGGAAAAATTAACACAGCCACAGGCAGAGGAACAGGCGACAATGTCCTGCACCTGCAAACAGGCGGTTGAGTATCAGAAAGAGAAACAGAGGAAAGAAAAGGCGATGCAGAACGTCGCTGCATTGTTTGGAGAGGCAGCAGCACCGGAAAAGAGATGCAGTGAGGGCATCGTGAGCATTCTCAAGGCAGCAGTTGAGGAGATATACACCGGAGGACTGGCAAAGGTCACTCTGGACCTCCGAGGTGGGGTCAAAGCATCTATATCACAGAATAGCAAAGGCGAGATAAACGTCGAGCGTACAGAGACCAAAAAGCAGAAATTAACAGAATAGGGGAGCGGATGTGCGTGACCGAAAGAGAGATATGTGGGTCATTCCGGAGAGCAGAGAATCAAAAGCAACAGATTCAGATTTTGACGGAACTGACCTGCAAGAGTAAATATCAGATAATCGGTATATTGATGCGGAATGGCGAGAAAGTACCGAAAAACATTGAAAACCAGCTATACAAGAGACTGGACACACTCGACGCACGGATTTTCGAGTGTGAAATGGAATACAAAGAAATTGTGACCGCACTGACGGGAGAAAACAGGAGGAAAGAACATGGCAACAGGATTCAGCGTCATGGACGCACTGAACAAGAACAGCAAGGCAGGAGTTGACGAATCACCGAGAGCGAGATTCCGGACAAAGGACATTTCAATTTTCAAGATGTACCGGAACAAACTCAATTTCTACGATTTGGCAGATATTGAGGAACTGGCAGGAGACATCCTCATGTATGGTCTCAAACAGAATCTTGAGGTTGTATTTGAGCCGAATGAGCAGGGTGAATATAGAATCGTCGCAGGTGAGAGACGGTGGCTTGCACTCAAGCACCTTGTCGAGCAGGGATATAAAGATTTTGAGATTGCGACTTGCAAACTGACCACACCGCAGGACGAGGACGAGGAACAGGTGGAAATCATCATCGCAAACGCATACCGGACAAAGTCTCTCAAGGATGTCATCGAGGAGGAACAGCGTCTCAAAGCGTGTCTTGAGCGTATGAAAACGGATGGAAAGAAAATCAAAGGATATGACCTCCAGTCCGGTCGCCTCCGTGATGTCATCGCATCAATGCTCAAGATGTCAAAGACCAAGATCGCGCAGATTGAGAGCGTCAACAACAATCTGATTCCGGAGTTTCGGGAGGAACTAAACAACGAGCGTCTCACATTCTCCGCAGCGTATGAGTTGAGTGGGATGTCTCCGGAGATGCAGCAGGAGGCGCTTGTAAAATACAAGGAAAACGGAGAATTGTCCTATACGGAAATCAAGGAAATGAAATCACCGCAGAAACCGGAACAGGAGCAGGATGCAGCAGGGCAGCAGGACACCGTGTCAGATTCAGACACAGCAGGGCAGCAGTCGTCCGAAAACAGCATGAATCCTCCGGAGGAAAAGAAAGCGGGCGACGATTATGAGACACCGCATCCGGAGGGAATCACATCAATCTGCTATTCCTGCACCGAATACGAGACCTGCAACGTAAAGACCGGAACATGTACCTCATGCGACCAGTACAAGAACCGTGCAGAGGCATACAAGACAGACGGGCAGAGATATAACGAGGAGCAGGATGCAATCGACCGTGAGACGAAAAAGAAACTCCGTGAACAGGCAGAGGAGGAGAAGATGAACAACCTCCCGTCAGACACACAGGAGAACGGTCAGAAAGTGCATCACATTAAACTGGGAGCGACATTTTTTGAGGAGGTTGTATCCGGAGAAAAGACATTTGAACTCCGGAAGAATGACAGAGGCTATAAAAAAGGCGACATCCTTGAGATGATGGAGTTCAAGGACGGAAAGAACACAGGACGCACAGTGAGAGTGCTTGTGACATATATCCTTGAGGAGTTTGCAGGTCTTGAGGACGGATATTGCATCATGGCAACATCACTCATGACTGAATGATGGCGGTGAAATAAGGAGGAAAAGGCAATGAATGACATCAGACGAGGAGAGATATTCTATATCGCACGAGGGGGGGCAACGAACGGGAGTGAACAATTTGCGGACAGACCCGCAGTCGTAGTCAGCAATGATGAGAACAACAAGCACTCCGGAGTGATTGAGGTTGTGTATATGACGACGCAACCAAAAACAGACCTCCCGACACATGTGACCGTCCACAGTACCGGACGATTATCCACAGTATTGTGTGAACAGGTATCGTCAGTATCGACCGACCGTGTGAATAACTACATCGGGCAGGTATCGGAGCAGGAAATGAAAAACATTGACATCGCTCTCATGATTTCCTTGCAGTTGAGCGGTGGAGGAAAGACATCAAAGCAGTACAATGAGACGATTCAGAAACAGCAGGAGGAAATTGAATACTATCGCAATAAAATACAAGCGATGCAGCAGTCGTTAGAAGAAAAGGAAACCGAAAAGCCACAGGAGGCAGTAGGAGAGACATCGGAGATCGTTGTGAGGCTTGAGACCGAGCGTGACACATTCAAGGCACTATATGAGCAGTTATTTGAGAGGCTGCTGACTATGGGAGGAACAGGAAATTGAAAAAAGGACAATTAAAAGCATTATTCATCGAGGCAAAGGGAACAGGTCAGAAATATATCGGTGTAATGATTCAGACAGAGGGCAGCAGTGAACCGGAGGTCATCATCAATCCGAAAGAGAATTTCAATGCAAAATTCGACTATTACATGGCAGCGTATGACGATGATTTGATTCTGATTGCAGCAAAAGGAAAAAAGGACATCAGAATCACGGGAGCAGCAGCGGGAGCATCGTTCGAGGACATCCAGTCACAACTCATTGATGAAAAAGCGTCATCCGGATGGAAAGAACAGATTGCGGATGCGGTGGACAGGGTTGTCGATAAGATGCTAAAAGAAACTCCTCCGGAAACGGAGGAGGAGAGACAGAACTGCGAGACCATGAGAGAGACAATCAAAGGAATGTTCCTCACGCAGAGACGTTCAAAGACAGAGGCAGCGTTCATCACCGAGAATATTGACAGATACGAGGAATTGTTTGAAATCTGCATGAATGGAGATGATGCACAGTTCAAAAAGGGCATCACGGAATTGCAGAAAGCACAGAATGAGTATATTTTGCAGAAAGAGAGGGAAAACGGATGAACAAGGTCATTTTAATGGGTCGTCTCACGAGAGACCCGAATGTCAGATATTCACCGAGGAATAATTCACAGGAGGAAATGGCGATCGCACGATATACACTTGCGGTTGACCGTAGAGGAGCAAAAGACGGGCAGCAGTCAGCGGATTTCATTTCATGCGTTGCGTTTGGACGAGATGGAGAGTTCGCAGAAAAATATCTCAAGCAGGGAACAAAAGTGGTTGTCACTGGACGGATTCAGACGGGGTCATATACGAACAGAGACGGTCAAAAGGTCTATACCACGGACGTGATTGTCGAGGAACAGGAATTTGCAGAGAGTAAGAAAGCAGCAGGGCAGCAGGACGGGAACAACGGAGGGTATTCGGATGCAGGTGACGGTTTCATGAATATTCCGGACGGAATCGACGAAGAACTCCCTTTCAATTAGGTGCGGAGGAGGATGGAGACATGGGATTCGTGGAAAAGGTGAAAAACGTCATTTCAAGACTGCGGGCAGCGGGAAAGACAGAGAAAGAGGTGTCTGAAATCATTGAACAGGCAGCAGAGGCAGCAACGGTCTTGAAAAAGACGGAATCTCCGGAACATCCGGAGAAAATCAAGGCAGCAGGAGGAGAAAACCTGCAAGATGCTCTTTTGAAAGTGGGAATCAGTGCAAAAGAGGCATTGACCGCATTTGAGAGTATATACAGACCGAGGAGACAGGAAAAGTCGAATAATTGGAGGAAATATCATGGATTGCCTCTGAAAAGGTCAAAAGGAGGAAAACGACGTGGAGACAGAAAAAGAAATGACAGCAATTCAGAAAACGCAGGTATATCTTGAGAACTATCGGGAAATAGAGCGATATATCAAGGATGCAATTTCAGAAGTGTCACAGATTGACGATGTATCAAGATATAACATTTCGGCAGAGAAAGCGTTCCTCCAGTCCATCAGAGAGTGTAAGGCAGAGACGGTCATTCTGTTCGAGCACATGAAAAAGGCTCTTGCATCGCTGAAAGAGGATGCAGAGGCAGCAGGTGAGGGGTACAAGTACGACGCACTTGAGGCAGTATATATCAAGGGCAAGTCATACGAGGATATTGTGAGGGAGACAGGATGCGGAAAGAACTCACCGAAAAAGTGGTGCAGATCAATGACAGAACGTCTCTCAATCAAATTATTCGGTGCAAAAGCAATCGAAAATGGCAAAATCGGAGTGAAATGAGAGTGAAAACGGGGTGAAATGAGGGTGATTTCGGGGGTAAAAAGTGGGTGAACAAAAGCAAATATAAACGTGCTAATATGATAGCGTGAACAGTTGAGTGAGCGATTGCAGAGATGCAGTCGCTTTTTTCTTGCCTGTTTGCCCTCCTGTTATATGCGGGCAGCAGGACACTATCATGTGCGATGTATGCCCGCCTCTTGAAAGGCATGAGAGGCAGCAGGAGACCGATGGACAGAGAGGAGTGAGCAGTGTGTTATTGAAAGCATGTAAGGGATGCGGTCGCCTTATCCCACAGGCATTGACCATGTGCGAGCAGTGCGAGGCAAGGCAGCAGTCAAGGCATGTGACATATAACAATACACGCAGAGACCCACGAGCAGCAGAGTTCTATCTGTCAAAGGAATGGCGGGAGTTGAGACCTGTCATCATGAGTGTGTATGAGTATGTGGACATATATGCTCTGTATGTTGAACACCAGTTGATAACACTGAAAGATTCAGACCCCATCCACCACATCATAGAACTTGAGGAGGACTGGGAGCAGAGGTTGAACCCATTGAACTTGATACCCTTGAGCCATCGGACACACAACACAATCACAGCACTATATAAACAGAGCAATGCAAGCATGAAAGCAACACAGACACAGTTGAGGTCGCTGATTGATTACCATTTCAAAGAGGCAGGGGGATATGAAAAAGTTTTATGTGACCGTTTCTTAGTCGCACCCCCTCTTTTCTTTGGAGAAAACTCCCCACGAGAAAACCAAGACACAGGGGAGTGACGAAAAGGTGTCAGAATGTGACACGAAACTCGTGAACACTGGACGGAAAGGGGGTTGATGCTGCATGGCAGGACAGAGACAACCGACCGATTTGGTGGTAATGAAAGGAAAAAAGCACCTCACAAAAGCAGAGATTGAGGCGAGAAAAAATGCGGAGGTGGTCGCCCCAAACGACAAAGTCAAGCCTCCGGCATATTTGACACCGGAACAAAAGAAGAAATTCCGAAAATTGTCAAAAGAACTGCTTGCAATCAAGCTAATTGCGAACGTGGATTGTGATGCACTGGCGAGATTACTGATTGCACAAGACCAATACATCGAGATAACGGACAAAATCAGAGAAACTCCGTTGATGGTCGATGTTCCGGTCTATGAGATGCGAGAGAATCCGGGCACAGGAAAACAGGAACGTGTACAGGTCGGAACACGGGAGGTTGTGAACGGTGAGAGGGAGCGTCTCATGATTATACAAGACCGCTGCATGAAACAATGTCGGCAGGGGGCATCGGATTTCGGAATGACGGTCAGCAGTCGGTGTCGGTTGGTAGTTCCGAAAGCAAAGGAAACAAAACCGGAGAACAAATTCGCCAAGTATGCGAGTTCATAAATGGCAGCAGGGGCAACAGTGACCGACCGTTGCACACAATACGCTCTTGATGTCGTTGCAGGTGTCATCATTGCAGGTGAATATGTCAGACTGGCATGTCAAAGACATCTTGACGACCTAGAAAAAGCGAAAGCAGCACCATATAAATATTATTTCAACGTTGAAAAGTCCGAGGAAATCATCAATTTTGCGGAAGAATTGACAATCGCAGAGGGTGACGAACAGGAAAATGTGACAGCGTACCCGTTCCAATGTTTCATTTTAGGGTCTCTGAATGGGTGGAGGACAAAAGAAAAGGGTCACAGACGATTCAGAACGTCCTATGTACAGTTAGGCAGACAGAACGGAAAGTCGTTCATCAATGGTATTTTAGCGTGTTACTATGGCAATTTTGACGGGTACAAATACGGAAAAATCTTTTGTACTGCGACAAAACAAGACCAAGCGAACATTGTTTTTGATGAAATTGTAAAATTCATCAATTCCGACGAGGATTTGTCGGAGTGGTTCAAGGTGCATGAGCATAATCACACGATAGATTGTCTCTGTACACATTCAGAAATCAAGGCATTATCCGGAGATACCAAGTCACTGGACGGACACCGTGCATATTTGGGAATCGTTGACGAATACCACGCTCACAAGACAAATCAGATGTACAAACTGCTTGAGGGCGGTATCAAGAAATTAAAATCCGCACTGATCTCAGTCATAACAACGGCAGGGTTCGATTTGAAATCGCCTTGCTACAAGTTATTTGAGTATTGCTGCAATCTGCTGAAAGGTGTGTTTGAGAACGACAGTCAGTTCGTGTATATAGCACAGTTGGACACAGCGGATGACCTATACAAAAAAGAGAACTGGATAAAAGCAAACCCAATTCTCGAATATGACGAGGATGCACTGGAGAATCTCGTTCCAGTTGCGAATACTGCCCGTGATATGGGCGGGGAGGATTTGCGAGATTTCCTCGTTAAGCAGTTAAACATGTGGATGCAGTGGTCAAACGCACTGTACATCAAGGACATTAAAGACTGGAAACGATGTGCAGCATTGCGAACGCTCAAGGATTTCAGAGGTTCAAAATGCTATGTCGGAGTTGACCTGTCGTCCGGGGGCGACTTGACATCCATCGCAATCGTCATCCCGTACATGGTTGACGGTGTGAAAAAGTATTTTGTGCATACTCATTCGTTCATCCCTGCGAGCAGAGTGGACGAGCATATCAAGACGGACAAAGTTCCGTATGATGTATGGATTTCAAAAGGTCTCGTGACAGTCACGGAGACACTGGGAGGAATAAAGACAGATTACAAGTACATCATCAAGTACCTTGAGGATTTAATCAAACAGAATGATTTGAAACCTCAACTTGTGTGTTATGACCCACACAACGCATCTGCGTTCCTGTCAGACCTTGAGACACTGGGATTCGATTCCGTGGCAATTACACAGACAGCAAAGGAACTCAATGACGCAACAGTTGATTTCAGACTGGAGATAAAAGCAGGAAACGTCGTGATTGAGGGGACAGAAGTCGGAAAAGGCAAGGTTGTTCCGTTCGATGAACTGCTGACGTGGTCGATTGCAAACGCAAAGACTATCTCGAACAGTTACGGTGAAATCAAAATCGACAAGGCACTCGACGAGGACAGAATCGACCCGATTGACGCAATCATCGACGCATGGAAACACGCAATGAAAGAGGAGTACCGTCCGGATGTGAATGAAACTGTCAATGAATGGCTTGAACAATTTGAAAAATACATGAAGAAAGGCGGTGAGAAATAAATGAATCCGTTTCAGAGATTAGGAGTGAAAATTTCAAATTGGTGGAGAGGAGAACCACAGGACAGCGGAGGCGTTGTGACACTGAACTCACCGTCATTCCTTGAGCGGATAGGACTGAAAAGAAAAGGGAAACCGACATCAGAGGTCACATATTTCACATGTCTCAAGATGCTGTCGGAGACACTTGCGAAAATGCCTATCAAATATTATCAGAAAACGGGCAAGGGAATCATTGAGGCAGAGGCGACGGACACATCAAAGCTGCTCTCGAAAAGACCGAATCCGTTTATGACACCGACGACATTTTGGAACACGGTTGAAATCAACCGCAACCATTACGGAAACGCCTATGTGTACATAAGAAAGAAGTTTGACCGCAAGAAATACGGCGGTGAAATCAAAATCGTTGATTTGTGGGTCATGCAGTCAAATTGTGTGCAGATAGTCGTTGATGATGCGGGAATATTCGCAGGAGTGGGGCGTTTGTGGTACGTCTACACAGACCCGACATCCGGTCGTCAATATGTATTCGGCACAGACGAGGTCATGCACTTCAAAACATCATTCAGTTTTGACGGAATCACAGGACTACCAGTGCAGCAGATATTGAGAGACACGGTTGCGGGCGCATCCGAATCACAGGCGTTCATGAATAATTTGTATGAGAGCGGTCTGACAGCAAAGGCAACTCTTGAATATACCGGAGAACTGAACGAAAAAGCGAAAACAGCACTTGTCAAGTCGTTTGAGGAGTTCGGCAGCGGGGCAAAGAATACAGGAAAAATCCTGCCTGTTCCGTTGGGAATGAAACTCACGCCTCTCGACATCAAACTGACAGATTCGCAGTTCTTTGAACTGAAAAAATATAATGCACTGCAAATCGCCGGAGCGTTCGGAGTGAAACCGAATCAAATCAACGACTATTCAAAGTCGTCATACAGTAACAGCGAGATGCAGCAGTTATCATTCTACGTCGACACAGAACTGTTCATCATCAAGCAGTATGAGGAGGAAATCAATTTCAAGATGATGCCGGATGAAGATGCAGACGACGGATATTATTACAAATTCAACGAAAAGGTATTGTTCCGCACCGATTCAAAAACACAGATGGAATATTTGAGAAACGGTGTCGGGGGAATGATTATCAAACCGAATGAGGCAAGACGTAAACTCGACATGGAAGATGCGGAGGGAGGCGATGTCCTGCTTGCGAATGGCAGCATCGTTCCGTTGACTATGGCGGGAGCAGTATATTTGAAAGGTGCATCCGAACCGGATGAAACCGAAGAACCGGAGCAGCCGGAAGAAAAGACAGAGCCGGACGCAGAGCAGCCGGACACAGCAACAGAACCGGACGAAACCGACGAGGCAGAGGACGAGGATGAACAGGAGGGAGGTGAATAATCATGCCAAAGAGACGTTTTGATTTCACAAAGAAGAATAAACGCAGCGGAAAAGTCGAAAATGTCGGCTATTTGGATTTAGAGCAGGACGAGGAACAGAGCAGATGTTCCTTGTATTTCTACGGTGACATTGTATCGGCAACATGGGAATCCATGCGGTACGAGGAGGACAGATGCCCACAGGACATCACAGATTTTCTTAACCAGTTAGATGGCTATGAGGACATTGATATTTATTTCAATTCCGGAGGTGGAGACGTATTTGCAGGACTGGCAATCTATAACCAGCTAAAACGATACGACGGACACAAAACCGGCTATGTCGACGGAATGGCTGCATCCATCGCATCGGTCATCATGTTTGCTTGCGACGAACTGCATTTCGCAACAGGGGCACAAGCGATGATTCACAAACCGTTGTGCATGGCATACGGCAATGCAGACGATTTCAAGGCAGTAATAAAGCAGTTGAATCTCTGCGAGGATTCAATCCTTGACGTTTACATGGAGCATGTGCAGGAGGGTGTCACAAGAGACAAGATTCAGAGTCTCATGAGTAATGAGACATGGTTCGACAGTAAGAAGATGCAGCAGTATTTCAACGTCGAAATCGAAGAAAAGGCAGCAGTCGCAGCGTGTGCATCCGACTATTTTGAAAAATACAACAATATTCCGGAGGCACTCAAAGGAACTGAAAAAGAAAACATTGTCGATGCGGTGCTTGCAGAACTGGAAAAGAGAAACAGTGCAGCAGCACAGGCAGAGGAACAGAGAATCGAGGAAGAAAAGCGAGCGATTCTCGATGATTTATACCTTTACGGTATGTAAGAAATGGAGGACAGAAAGTCATGAATAAGGAATTACAGAAGTTACTGAAACAGATTAACGACAAGAAAAATGAAGTCAAGAGCCTTGTGAACGGCGGAAAACTCGACAAGGCAAAGACAGCAAAGGAAGAACTCAAGGAGTTACAGAACAAATTCGACCTCCTCTATGATTTAGACGAGGACGAGCAGGACGGTATTGCGGATAAGGTTAACAAAGGCACTGCAAAACAGGTCGGTGGCGAGAAAAAGGTTGATAAAAAGAACCTTGTGAAAGCATTTGTCAACATCGTAAAAGCGGGATTCCTGCACAGAGAGGCAGACGAGGCAGATGTTGAGGTGTACAAGAACGCACTCACATCCGACACAACCGCAGGAAGTGAGGGAGAGGTCGGAATCGGCGTGACTATTCCGGAGGACATCCGAACAGACATCATCGAACTGCGTCGTTCATCCGACAACCTTGAGCAGTATGTCAATGTTGAGGGAGTTGTGACAAAGACCGGAACACGAAACATTGAGGTCGATGCAGAATCAACACCGTTCGACAACGTGGACGAGGCTGCGGATTTTCCAGAGATGGACGAGCCGGAATTTTTACCGATTGAGTACAAGGTCAAGAAAAAAGGCGGAATCCTCAAGATGACCGCCGAACTGCTTGAGGACACAGCAGCCAACATCATGGCGTACATCAACAAATGGATTGCGAAAAAGACAAAGGCAACCCGTAACGCAATGATTCTCAAGGTACTCAACGAAATGACAAAGGGAAAAGAGGTCACAGTGGAGAACCTCGACAGCCTCAAGGACATTTTCAATGAGCAGTTAGATCCTGCGATTGCAGAATCCTCAATCGTCATCACGAATCAGAGCGGTTTCAACTACCTCGACAAGTTAAAGGATAAAGACGGAAATTATATTTTACAGAAAGACCCGACACAGCAGACAAAGGGAAAGATGCTTTTCGGGGAATACAGAATCGTGAAACTGTCAAAGAAAACGCTCAAGTCTACACCGATTATGAACAGCGATGGTCATACAATCGACGGGTACAAGCACCCTGTTTTCTGCGGTGACTTGAAAGAGGCTATCACACTTTTTGACAGAAATGTTCTGACAATCGATCTCAATGACAAAGGTGCGGGGTTATGGGATAAGGACATGACAGGTCTCAAGGTTCGTGATCGTTTTGACGTGCAAGCGGTTGACAAGGATGCAGTCGTCAAGGGTGAAATCACAGAGGTTGTCAACGGGTAACAAGGCAGCAGGGCGGTGAACCCGTTCTGCTATTGAAAGCAGGTGAGAAACATGACGGATGAAGAAAAAGAGAAATACAGAGACGGTCTGATTGCCACATGCAAGGTATATTGTCACATCGACTATGATGACGACATGGAAATCCTTGAATTGATGTTTGATGTGACTATACAGGAAATGACGGAACTGATTCCGAATTTCGACCAGTACAGCCTCACAAGCCGTCAAAAGCTGCTTGCGTTTATATCCGTGAAAGAACTCTACGACAACCGTGACAAATACCGGAGCGACACGAAACTGCTTGCCTCTGCTGCCTCCTCGATGCTTTTGAAAGAAATATACGGAGGTGCAGCACAATGACAGGCAGAATCAAGATAATTCGCAAGGTGTCGAGCGTTGTTGATGGCAGACGGCAGCAGGAGGAAACGGAGTTTTATTCCTGTTGGTGCGAGGTCAAGAGTTTGGGGACAAATGAGAAATACACAGCCTTGCAGACCGGACTTGAAAACACAATCGTTTTTGAGACACGAACGTGCGACAAGATGGAAGAAATCCGACTGAATTTGAAAGAGTTCTATGCGGTGTATAAAGGCGTTGAGTTCAAGATATATGATGCGTCTCCGATGTTCACAGACGACAGGAAATATCAGTTGAAATGTAGAGCGGGAGCATAGTGTCATAATCTGACACCGGAGGGATGCGATGAAAATTGAAATGGAATTTCAAGGATTGCAGGAACTTGTGAAAGCGTTTGAGGATGCAGCAAGCGACGAGGACATCCGAGCGGTCAACAAAAAGATTGCTGAGCAGGGTGAACCCGTCGTGAAACGCATTATGTCGGGGAAGATTCCAAAATCGGCAGATATAAAGTTAAGCGGTCGAGGATTCGGCTCAAAATCATCGGTCACATCACACGCAGCGGACAGCGTTCCACTGGGGGCGGTCAAGGTGAAAGACACCGAAGCGTCAGCGGATGTCGGATGGGAAAAGTCGGATAATAGCGAACACTTTTATGTGAAATTCATTAACTGGGGAACTATTTACAGACCGCCTCAAGAATTTATCTATGCGACAGGGCGTGAGGCAGATGCGGAACTGCAAAAAATCGCAGAACAGGAGTATCAATCCTATTTAGACAACACAATGAAATGAGGTGATAGCGTGAACAGTCCGGACATCATAAAAGACGCATCGGGTGCGTTGCAGCAGATTTCAGACAGGGGAATCACTGTCATGCAAGGGTGGTATGACAAGAACATCCATAAAACACATGTGACCTTGTGGGATTTGGGAGAAGTCGACGAGAACTTTTCGGATGATGATGCGGAGGGAGTGACGCTGTCATTGCAGGTCACTATTTTTTCAGAGAGTGACGAGGTTGAGCTTGCGAGGGAAATCAAGAAACTCATGAAAGAAAAAGACTTTTCATTTGAGGGCAGGAACGGAGACGATTCCAAGCCGGAGGATGGAATCTATATGAAAGCACAAAGGTTTTCAAAATTTTATGAAATGGAGGAATAGACATGACTGAAACAGTAACACCATTAAGCGAAACAGTATCACAGATTGTCAGAAGTAGAACATGCGGTTGTAGGGATTTCTACATCGCAAAAATCACACAGAATGATGCAACAGGATATGTTGCGGGAACTCCAGTGAAACTGGCAAGAGCAATCAAAGCGAAAGTTGATGAAAAATGGACTTCTGAAAAGATTTACTCCGATGACGGAACAGAGGAGGTCATCAACTCATACGAGGGAACAGAGGTCGAACTTGAGGTCAATGCACTTGCACCACAGGACAGACAGATTTTATTCGGGCAGTTATACGAGAATGGTTTCCTCATTAAAACAGCCGACGACAAAGCACCGGAGGTCGCTGTCGGATGGCGTGAGAGAAAACTGAACGGAAAGTATGATTTCAAATGGTTATACGCCGGAAAGTTTGCAGAGGGAATCAGTGAGGAGGCAAGCACAAAAGAGGGCAAGCTGTCTCCGACAACAAAGAGCATCAAGGGTTCATTCTACGAGAGAAGTCTTGACAATGCGTATGAGATTTCGGTCGATGAATCAAACCTTGTGAAAGAGAACACAAAGGCAGCAGATGCAATCAAGAGTTGGTTTTCAAAGGTGCAGGAAAAGGACGACGCAGCAGCGTAACAAGGGATATATAACAGGAGGATAAACCATGAAAAGAAAAATCATCATCAATAACAAAGAGTTCACAATGCCGAAAATGTCAATCGACGCATACACGGAATATCTTGAACTTGCAGAGGTTGTCGACGCAAAACAGAGATATTCAAAACAGGACATCGAGGCGATGGGTCTTTTTATCTGCAAGGCATACGGAGACCAGTTCACCATTGAGGAATTGAAGAATCCGGAGACCGGACTTGATGCAGCGGGATTGATTCTTGAGTTCCAGTTCATTGACATGGGGATTGCAGACGAACTCACAAAGAGAATGGAGAACATCGAGAAAAATTTTCAGAGTGGCAAGTGATACCGGAAATCGAAATCACTTGCAAAGGGAAAAGGTTTTTCATCAATTCCGTAACAGTAGAACAGTATAAAAAATATATCAATCTCATGGAGAAAAATGACACGGAGGTATTTTCTGGAGTGATGTTTTTCAACAAAAAGATAATGCAGGAGATGTTCGGGAATGAACTGTCGCTTGCAGCAGTTGGGGAGATTGATGCAGTTGAATTTCTGACGGCAATCAAGACGGTTCATTTTATTATGCAGAACATTATCGCAGAGAAGATGTTGAACATTGTTGAGGTTGAGCAGATAGAGAAAGAGGCATCCGCATTCGATGAATATGACCGTGAAAACGGCTATGAGGAAGAGGAGCAACCGGAGGAAAATCAATGGAAAGTCTGCAGGGAAATTGTTGACCGTGTTGTAAAAATTGCGATTCGACTATTGAAAAACTCATACAGTCAATGCATGAAAGAAAACATTGTCACGTTATTGGACTATTTAAAATTTGAATTAGACACAATAAACGAAAATCAGTAAGAGAGGAGGCGACCGAATGGCTTATACGAGCGTCAAAATATCGGCAGATTCGAGCAGTTATCAATCACAAATGAAATCAGCAGCATCACAGATGAAAGTCCTGTCTGCGGAATATACGACAGCAGCAACAAAAGCAAAGTTGTTCGGTTCAGAGACAGACAGCCTCAAGGCAAAAGCCGAATCGCTCACTCAAAAGATAACAGTGCAAAAGAACATTGTGCAGTTAAACAGTGAGCAGCAGGAGAAATTGACAAAGAAACTGTCAGACCAAAAGACAAAGCAGGAGGAACTCAAAACAAAGATTGATGCTGCAAAAGAGGCTTATGAGAAATCGACAGCAGAGACCGGAAAGAACTCCGAGCAGTCAAAGGCACTAAAAGAGGAACTTGACAAGTTAGAGAAAGAGTTCACTGCAAATGAGACAGCAATCGGAAAGACAGAGACTGCACTTGCGAATCAGACGGTAAAGACGGAAAAGTCAAAAACTGCACTCATGAACATGGAGGCAGAACTGAAAAATGTTAATGAGCAGTTGAAAGACAATAAACTTGAAAAATTTGCGACCGCTTGCGATACGGCGGGAACAAAGATGGAGAGTTTCGGAAAGAAAATGTCGGTTGTCTCTGCCGGAATTGCGGGCATTGGCGCAGCATCAATCAAAGCATTCACGGAACTCGACGAGGGTTATGACACCATAGTGACAAAGACCGGAGCAACCGGAGAGACACTTGAGGGGTTGACAAAGTCTGCGGATAATGTTTTCGGAACAATGCCGGAGGACATGTCAACGGTAGGCGAGGCGATCGGAGAAGTCAACACAAGATTCCACTCAACAGGAACGGAACTTGAAAAGACCTCAAAACAGTTCATACAGTTTGCGTCAATCAACGGAACAAATGTCACACAGTCAGTCGACCAAGTTGACAAAATCATGAAAGCGTGGAATGTCGATGCATCACAGACGGGGAATCTGTTAGGATTACTCACGGCAAAGGCACAGGAAACCGGAATCTCTGTTGATACATTAGAGGGATATGTTCTCGACAATAACGCACAATTCAAAGAAATGGGATTGTCATTGCCTCAAGCAATCAATTTGATGGCTCAATTCGACGCAAACGGTGTTGATTCAACTCAAGCAATGGCGGGTCTGAAAAAAGCGTTACAGAACGCTACATCAGAGGGAAAATCAATGGACGAGGCGTTGTCAGATACTATCGGCAGCATCAAGAACGCAAAGACAGAGACCGAGGCGATGCAGATTGCAACGGAATTGTTCGGAAAAAAAGGTGCTGCGGAAATGACAAAGGCAATTCGTGAGAACAGGATTGACCTAACCAGTCTTTCGTCATCGATGGAGGAATACGGTTCAACAGTCGAGGACACATACAACGGAACACTCGACCCGATTGACAATGCAAAGGTCGCAATGAACAACGCAAAACTGGCGCTGTCGACACTGGCATCCACAGCACAGACATCCGCAGCACCTATGATTGAAAAATTGACCGGAAAGATTCAAGAGCTGACACAATGGTTCACGTCGCTCTCTCCGGCACAGCAAGAAACAATTCTCAAAGCCGGTCTCGTGGTCGCTGCTATCAGTCCATTGTCAATCGGATTCGGAAAAGTGGCAAAGGGAATCTCCGACACGGTAACGACCGGACAAAAATTTGTGTCCGGAGCTGCAAAGATAATCGCAAAGATTACGGCAAAGACAGCAGCCACGGCAGCAGGAACGGCAGCAGATACGGCAGGAACAGCAG